CAGAAGTAATGGATCAGAGGTCTTGACGGGAAAACCGCCGGACTCCGCCTCCCGACGCCATCCTGCAAGCGTTCACAACCCTCAGGGCCTGTACGGCTGTATGCCTCCGCCGACGTAGATCTGGGTCACCGAACCGTCGGCGCCGGTCGAATAGCGCACCGACGCGTTGGCCGGAATGTCGGTCACCTTGGCGGCACGGCGTACGTTGCCGCGGCCGTCGTCGATGAAGATGACGGTCCGGGCATTCACCCGATAGCGCTTGCCGCCGATCGACACTGCGCCGGTGGCGCTATCGACCGGACCTGCAATACCCTGTTCTTCATACAGCGAAGGATTGGCGATCGGCGACAGCGGTTCCGCCGCCAGCGCCGGCCAGGCGGCCAACAGGCAGGCCGTGAAGAGTCCAGGATTCTTCATTGTGTGTTCCAT